TGCAATGCTCATTAGAGGTTGCACATTATAAACTTGCTTAATAAAGGAGAAAACTATGACTATCTATGACGATGTCTTCGGGAAATCATTCCCATTCGCAATCGGGTTCGACAGAACTCTACAACTACTAGAACGTGCAAACGCACCTTCTAATACTAACTATCCACCTTACAATATTGTAAAACACGATGCAGAAAATTTCAGTATCGAAATGGCAGTGGCTGGATTTGATAAGAAGGAAATATCTATTTCTAAAGAAAAGGAACTTCTTACCATTGAAGGAAAAATTGATAAGGAAGATGAACTGGAATATGTTCATAGAGGATTAGCAACACGTTCATTCAAAAGAACATTTACACTTGCAGACGATATTGAAGTCAAAGGTGCAGATATGAAGAATGGTGTTCTAAGTGTTAGTTTGGAGAGATTAATCCCCGAAGAAGACAAACCTCAAGAAATCAATATTTCTTAAAAAACCCCTTTACGATACACCTGTTATATTGTATAATAGGTGTATCTTTATATAAAGGAGATTATTATGATAAATGTAGGAGATACACTTCCGAGTGTTAACTTACCAGTGAGAGTTGAAGGGGAGTTTAAAATATTAAACACAACTGAACAATTCGCAGGGAAAAGAGTAGTGATATTTGCACTGCCTGGAGCATTCACACCAACATGTTCAACTTACCAATTACCTGGCTTTGACGAGAAATTTTCAGAGTTTAATGAGAAAGGTGTAGAACAAGTTTACTGTTTATCAGTAAATGATTCATTTGTAATGAATGCATGGTTTGAATCCCAAAATATTCAGAATGTTTATCCGTTGCCTGATGGTAATGGAGAGTTTACTGAATTACTTGGTGCTTCAGTAGCAAAGGCAAATGTAGGATTTGGAATGAGGTCTTGGAGATATGCAATCGTTGTAAACGATAATGTTGTCGAAAAGGTCTTTGCAGAAGAAGGTTTTGATGATAATATAGATTCAGACCCTTATGAAGTATCAACGCCAGAAAATGTCCTTGCAAACATCTAAACTCTATTCGGTTCTTAAAGAACACTCAAATGAAGTAGGATTGCCTATAATGGATAATCCTACTTTTGAGTCTATTACTAACGAATATGGTAAAGAACATTTTCGTGAAGTCTTATCAGAATACATTGCAACTGAAAGACCTCCATTCCCATTTAAAGATATATCAAAAGAAAAAATGAGAAAAACATTTCTCGCACTTAAAGATTCAGACCCATATAAAAGTATGACTGCAAAGAAAGACTTGCAGAAAGAAGTGTTAGAAAAATATGACGATTACAAATACAATTTTGAAGAATATGGATTAGGTTTTATAGATGCACCTTCCGTATATAATGATGCATCTAATTATTTCCATCAAGAACTAAGACTTGCATGTGGAAGTTATGGTTTTAAATCACCAGTTGAAGTATGGACTAAAGGAACTGCAAAACAAATATGGAGTTGTTTCGGGCCTATGTGGAGAGGAATCAATGGTGTAAAGAAAGTAGAGATAGAAGGTAAAGAAGAACTAAGAGGTGGACAACTTAATGAAAAAAGTTATATCTCTGCATTCAGATTAGGAACCTATATTGCAACTCAATTTAAACCCAATGTTGCAAGAACAATATATTCAATGACCAATGCAAATACAGTTCTAGACACTTCATGTGGTTGGGGAGATAGACTATGTGGTTTCTATACATCTAATGCAAGTCATTACGTAGGTTGTGACCCAAACCCAAATACTTTTGAAATCTATAAGAAACAATGTATAGAATATGAAAAGATTCTTACAGGAAAGGAACCCCACTTAATAGAACAAGATAATTATTTCTCTTGTATCGGGTCAAAGAAAGTAGAGATATATAGATGTGGTGCAGAAGATTTAAACTATGATTCACTTCCACCAATTGATTGTGCATTTACTTCACCCCCATATTTTTCAACAGAAAGATATAATGAAGGTGGAGAACATTCAGAAGACCAATCATGGTCAAAGTTTAATGAGTATGACCAGTGGAGAGATGATTTTTATTTACCAGTATCACAAAAGTCATTTGATGCACTTAGTGATAAAGGTGTAGTGTTAGTAAATATATTAGACCCTAAGATACATGGAACTAGATATAGGTCGGGAGACGAACTTTGTGATATGTTAAGAAATAATTTCTTAGGTCAACTTGGTATGAGAATCATGCAAAGACCACAAGGTAAAGCTGTATTTAAAGATGCAGACGGAAACTTTGATAAAGAGGCCATGGACGAATTTATGAATAAACTCTACATGGAAAATGTTTGGTGTTTTAGTAAAGACACTTCAATAGATTTATTTGAAAGTGTAAAGGTAAGTACACTTGAGAGTTTCTTTTGAAACAATTAGATATCCATTTATCCACTCAACTTATCAATCCTATAAAAGAGTGGTGTGAAAACAATACAGACTTTGCACCAGTAGTGACCAAGTTTAATAAACAAGGACAATGGACTGCAATATCTCTCAAAGGATATAGTAGTGACCCAAACCAAATAGGAAAAGGTGGTGTATTAGGGACAACAGGTGTAGACGAATTACAAACTACACCCTTATATGACCTACTAAATATAGATAAGATATTAGAATATATTCCTGCAGAGACTGAAAGAGTCAGACTCATGAAGTTAAAGGCAGGGACTAAGATATCTAAACACACTGATAAAGTGGATAAGGATATTAAAAGTGGTAAGGTAGTAAGACTACACATACCTATAATTACAAATGAAGATATAACTATGAAGACATGGTTGACTGAAGGATTGGTCGACTTTAAGATGTCAGAAGGTGAATGTTGGTGGTTAGATGTTTCAAGACCACATGCAGTAGAAAACAACTCTGATATAGATAGAGTACACTTAGTTATTGATGTATATAATAATGAGAACATAAATGTATAAAGTACAGGAATCAGATTTCGATACTATTTGGGATATATTCCAAGGTGCAAAGGAGTGGTTTCCTCATGTAAGAAAATCTCATTGTAGAGTTAGAATATCTAGAAGTCAAATGATTCTAGAAGACGGTGTTCTTATCACATATCATAAAAATAAATCAAATAGAAAAATAGGATTTGACACTGATGTAAAAGTAGAAGGTGGCTGTCATATTTTACATCAAATAGTAAATTCAAAAATTGGTAATGGAAGTGCAGAGAAAGTTATAAAAAGATTCTTTGACTATGTAGATACTAATGTGTATCTTACAGTTCGTGCAGACAACATTCCTGCAAATAAGTTCTATAAAAGAATTGGAATGGAAGATGTTGGATACATAAACTGGTCTAAAGGTGAAATGAAAGGTACGGTTTGGAAACATGTTATTCGGTAGTTTATATAGAGTGGTGGAGAATCCACATGAAAATGATGCAGGGATTGAAATTCTCGAAGGAGAGTATGAAGGATTGGTATACCAATACGGAAAGGTTCAGTTTGTTGAGGGTAAGAATCATTTAAACTTTCAGAGAACAATAAGACGGGTTCCTAAAAAAGGTGGGACTGTAGAAGAACTAAATAATAACGAAGAATTGGAACAGATTATGGGTGATATATTAGTTGAACTCATAGATGAACAAAGGAAAAGAGAAAATGAACAAAGAGATACTAAAGGAACAGATTAAGAGACACGAGGGAGAAGTCCTCGAAGTTTACGCAGATTCACTTGGATATTTAACACTAGGTGTTGGACATCTAATTAAAGAAGGTGATGCAGAACATGGTCAACCTGCTGGAACTCCAGTGAGTCAAGAAGTAGTAGATGCATACTATGAATCCGACTTTGACAAACATGTAGAAGAAACTATTCATGTATTTGAATCAAAAGGTGGAGAAGATTTCTATGCATTACCCGAAGACATTCAACATGTTCTAATCAACATGACATTCAACTTAGGTGGAACAAGATTCAGTAAGTTTAATAACATGTGGAAAGGTGTTGTTGCATGTGACTGGGAAAAGGTTGCAATTGAAATGGAAGACTCCAAGTGGTTTGGACAAGTTGGTAGAAGGTCGATAGAACTACAGGAACTTGTCAGAAATGTTAAATAAAGATATACGTGCAGTAAAACTAATTGGTGGAGAAATCGTAATAGGTTTCTGTACTGAAAAAAAGTTAGGTGGTAAACTTCTTATAGAAGAAGCACAAGAATGTTTAGTTCAAATAATTGACGGTAAAATGGAAGTAGAACTTGCACCATGGCTACCATTTGCAATGGAGTATAACTTTGAAATAAGTAAGAGTTCAATCATAACGGTTTTCAAAGTAAGACCTAATTTAGAAATTAACTATAAGAAAAATACAGGTAATAAGTAATGGGAAGAGAAACACTATTAAAAGCATTAATGAGTCAATACCAAGGTGAAATGGATATCGCAATGGCAAACATTCATGTTTACCAAAACAATCCTGTAGGTATTGGTGAACACCCCGATGTCGCAGAAGCACTAGATACTCAAATCGAAAGATACGCAAACGCAAAAGAAAAATATGACGCAGTTGGTGACATATTAGGTATCCAAAATGACGGTAAAACCACATTGACAGAATAGTCCAATTGTAGTATAATTACTACATGGATTTCTATACAAATGTCTGCCGAACCCGTGACAAAATTCTAATCACTGGGTATCAAGGAAACAAAAAACAAAAACTATCGGTCTCATACAGACCAAAACATTTCGTACCTTCAAAGAAAGGTGACACTGCACATAGGTCATTAGACGGAAGACCACTTGAAGTTGTTGAACTCAACTCAATGGGTGGTGCAAGAAAGTTTAGAGAACAGTATGCAGGAACCCAAGGGTTTGAGATTCATGGATATGACCGATATATCTATACCTATATTGCAGATAAGTGGCCAACAGAAGTTGAATGGGACTACAACAAAGTTAAAATTGCAACACTTGACATTGAGTGTGAGTCAGAAAACGGATTTCCCGAACCTTCCCTTGCACAAGAAAAGGTAAATGCAATAACAATCAAACCATTCAGACACAATGCACATACCTTTGGTATTGGTCGTTGGGACGAGTGTCCTAGTAATGTTGTTTACTATGAATGTAAAGACGAGGCACACTTACTAGAAGAGTTTATAAAACACTGGAGAAAGGCCTCTTACGATATCATTACAGGTTGGAATGTAGATTCATTTGATATCACTTATCTCTGTAATCGTATTGATAGATTATTTGGAGAAGACCAACACAAAAGATTATCTCCATGGAACATGTCTGATGTCAGAGAATACACTACACAAGGATATCAAAAGAATCAACAGTACACTTTATATGGAATCAATGTTATTGATTATATGGCAATGTACAAACAGAGAACCTTTGTCAATCAAGAATCGTATTCACTAAATCATATTTCACATGTTGAATTGGGTTCTGCAAAGTTAGACTATTCAGAACATGGTTCATTGCATGGATTGTATAAGAATGATTACTCTAAGTATCTTGCATATAATGTACAGGACGTTGTTCTCGTAGAAGAACTAGAGGAGAAACTTGGACTTATGGAATTGACCATGACCATGGCTTACGATGCAAAGTGTAATTACTCTGATACTTTTGGAATGGTAAAATATTGGGAAACTATTATATACAACTTCCTTAAGAAACAGAATATTCAAACACCACCACAAAGACTTAAACAACAGACTAAAACCCATTCTATTGTTGGTGCATATGTAAAGGAACCTCTCGTAGGTAAACATGATTGGGTCATGTCATTTGATTTGAACTCACTCTACCCACATTTGATTATGCAGTTTAATATTTCCCCCGAGACTATGGTCAAGGGTGGTGCAAGAATGGATGTCAATGTTCAGTCTATGTTAGATGGTGAGTCCGACCTTTCTTCATTAAAGAAAACTAATAGAACGGTTGCACCAAATGGTGTTATGTTCAGTAGAGAGAAACAAGGATTCCTTCCCGAACTTATGGAAACATTTTATGACGAACGTAAGATGTGGAAGAAGAAGATGATTGCATATCAACAAGAGAAAGAAGTTTGTAAAGAACCTAAACGAAAGAAAGAATTAGAGAGTCTTATCAAACGTGCATACAACAACCAACAGGTTAGAAAGATTGCACTTAACTCTGCATATGGGGCTCTTGCAAATCAATACTTTGCATTCTTTGACCCTAACCTTGCAGAAGGTATTACTATGTCGGGTCAGTATGTTATTAAGACTGCAGAGAAGACTATCAATAACTGGATGAACAAAGTTCTTTCAACAGAAGATGAAGACTATGTGATTGCAATGGATACCGATTCAGTCTACATCACTTTTGATAAACTAGTGTCACAAGTGTTTCCCGAAGACACCGACAAAGACAAAATTATAAACTTCCTTGACACTATCGGAAGAGATAAAGTAGAAGATGTGTTGACTAAGGGATATGACCATCTTGCAGATTACACTAACGCATTCCAACAGAAGATGGAGATGGGTAGAGAGATTATTGCAGACCGTGGAATATGGACTGCAAAGAAAAGATACATTCTAAATGTTTATGATAACGAGGGTGTTAGATACGAGACTCCTAAACTTAAGATGATGGGTATTGAGACTGCAAAGTCCAGTACACCACAATGGGTCAGAGGTAGACTTACTGATGCATTCAAAGTTGTTATGAACGGAACAGAACACGAACTATGGGATTTCGTAGAGACTGCACGAAAGGATTTTAGAAACCTTCCAGTTGAAAAAATGAGTTCACCAAGAGGTTGTAATAACCTTGAACAGTATTCAGACCCAAACCACATATACGGTAAAGGAACACCCATACATGTAAGAGGTGCTTTACTTTACAATCACCAACTTAAGAAGTTAAACATAGATAAACGATACGAGAATATCAGAAGTGGAAACAAGATTCTCTTTACTTATCTCAAACTACCTAACAAGTTAAATGAGAATGTGATATCTTACTCAAATGTTTTACCAAGAGAATTAGAATTACAAAACTATATTGATTACGACAAACAATTTGATAAATCATTCATAGAACCATTGACTGTAGTTATTAGTAAGATTGGTTGGAATACCGAACCAGTTGCAAGTCTAGATTCATTCTTCTAAATACAAGTATGAAAGCATTTGTTATTACAGTTGACCACCCAAAATCTCATGAGAGTGCTGATAAATGTATAGAGTCTTGTGCAAAACAAGGTATACATGTAGAGAAGTTTAATGCAATAACTCCTAAAGATAATCCTAGAGAAATAATAAGAAACATTACAGGAAACACTAAAGGTATGATGTTTGATTTTGAACCCTTTCCCGAGAGAGTTGCGGCCTGTTTTGCTTCTCAACTTACACTATGGGATATGTGTTCAAAAGATGGTGAACCTTATCTCATATTAGAACATGACGCAGTATTAGAACTGCCCTTCCCACATGACTTAGAATTTGATAAGTGTATTACACTTGGTAGACCTAGTTGGGGCCCTCATTTAGAGTCACCACAAACTCTATCAAAAAAATATAGTGAAGGTGTTAATAAATTGAAAACTCATTGTTTTATTGGTAATCATGCGATATTAATAAAACCCGAAGGTGCAAGAGACATTATAGAAAAAGCAGGAATAGTTGTATTAGAACCTGCAGACACCTTTCTTTGTAATCATAACTTCAAATTTTTAGAAGAATACTACCCATGGCCTTTTGTAGTTAGAGAAACATTTTCTATGATTCAAGGAGACGCAAGTGAAGATGGTAAAGCAAATACACTTCATGTAAAAAACAACATAGACTTATGGACATATGAGGTAATAGACCCCGATGAAAACATTCATAATAACGATTAAAGGCCACCCTTTATCAGAAAAGGAATCTAGAGAGTGTATAGAATCTGCAAAAGGATTCTATAAACATGAGATAGAAGTCTTTGACGCAATCACACCTAAAGGTGGATATCATCATATTCTAGGTGACAGACAAAACATATTTAATAATTACCCTAGACCTGATAGAGTTGCGGCTTGTTTTGCATCACACTATCTATTATGGAAGAAGTGTATAGAACTAAATGAACCCATACTTATACTAGAACATGACGCAGAGTTTGTTAGTGAGTTTCCCGATATAGATTTTGATATGTGTTGTACATTTGGAGAACCCACATACTATAGACCCGAACACATAGATTTTGATACACCTAAGTTAGACGGATTGAATACACTTACAGATAGGAATTTTTTAGGACACCATGCATATGCAATGAAACCTGAAGCCGCAAAGATATTTGTAGAAGATTGTGACACTACCGTGTTAAGTCCTAATGATTTATGGATGACAAAGGAAAGATATCCATGGTTGCAAGAGTATAGACCATTCCCAATAACTGCAAAGAAGAGTGCTTCTACAGTTCAAGATTATGTAGAAGAGGATATGAGTGTCTATGTGTCTGCAGATGATTTTAATTTTACAAACGGAACACAAGAACAAAGAAATTTTTTAGAAAAATATTATTCTCGTGCTAAGATAGGACAAGATTGGGCATTTGACCAAGTAGAAATATAAATATTAATATGATTGAAGTCACCGATAACGCAATACAACAACTTATTAAAAAAGATGTTAAGTTTATAAGACTTGGGGTCACTGGTGGTGGTTGTGCAGGATATGAATACTTCATAGAAGACACTTCAGACTTTATTAATATATCAGATAAACTTGTAAGTTTTGGAAAGTTTACTGTAGTGTTAGACGAGATGTCAGTTCCTTACTTAGAAGGGTCAACACTAGATTGGGTCAACGAAGGACTAAATGAATTTTTCAAAATTATAAACCCAAAGGAAGAATCAGTTTGTGGTTGTGGTGTTTCAGTGCAATTTAAATCTGTATAAATAATACTATGTACGAATATAAAGTTAAAGTAGTGAAAGTTGTCGATGGTGATACAGTAGATGTAGATATCGATTTAGGTTTCGGTATGGTCTACAAAAAACAAAGAGTCCGAATGGTTGGAATCGATACGCCAGAATCTAGAACTAGAGACAAAGTAGAAAAACTATTTGGTAAAGCTTCTAAAAAACACTTAAAAAAATTACTAGAAGAATGTGAAAGTATATCACTTGTATCACATGACAAAGGTAAGTTCGGAAGAATCTTAGGGACACTATATGCACATCATGTAGAAGGACACCCTGTATTCGGAAACAAAGTAGATATCAATACTCAAATGATTAAAGATTGTCATGCAGTAGTTTACAGTGGAGAGAATAAAGACTTGGTTGAACAACAACATTTAGATAACAGAAAATTTGTTATGGACAATGGATATGTGACTCAAGAGGAGATTGATAAGGTATCATGATTTTATCTACAATAGATTGTTTCTATATCATATCAATTGCTACCATCTTTGGATTCATTATTATGATGGAAATGCAAATCAAACAAATTAAAACTATGATGGAAGAACACATTAAGTTTGACTGCATAGACGACCACAAAAAAGATTAAAAAACCCCTTTACAAATAAGACACTTTTGTGTATACTAGATAGTATATACATTTATGAGGAGTGTTTTATTATGTCATTTATAAAAGATTTAGTTAAATCCAGTGGAAACGAATACGCAGGTATTGTTTCTGATGGTGTGCAGGCTGGAGATGTTGATTCGTTCATTGATACGGGTTCACATATCTTTAATGCACTTCTTAGTGGTTCACTATATGGTGGACTTCCTTCAAACAAAATTACTGCAATCGCAGGAGAATCAGCAACAGGAAAAACTTTCTTTGCACTAGGAATGTGTAAACAATTCTTAGAAGATAATCCTGATTCTGCAGTACTGTATTTTGAATCCGAATCTGCAATCAGTAAGGATATGATTGAGTCGAGAGGAATTGATTCTTCTAGATTTGTTATTATCCCAGTTGTGACCGTGCAGGAGTTCAGAACACAGGCAATCAGTATACTAGATAAGTATCTTGAAACTCCAAAAGACAAGAGACCACCTATGCTAATGTGTCTAGATTCCCTCGGTATGTTATCAACTACCAAAGAAATCGAAGACACTGCAGACGGTAAAGAGACTAGAGACATGACTCGTGCCCAAGTTGTTAAGGGTGCATTCAGAGTTCTAACTCTTAAACTTGGTCGTGCAGGAGTTCCTATGATTGTCACAAACCACACATATGATGTGATTGGTTCTATGTTCCCTCAAAAAGAAATGGGTGGTGGTAGTGGACTGAAGTATGCAGCTTCATCTATTATCTATCTCTCAAAGAAAAAAGAGAAGGAAGGAACCGAAGTAATTGGAAATATAATCCATTGTAAGAATGCAAAGAGTAGACTTACAGTTGAGAATAGAGTAGTTGATGTAAGACTATCCTATGACAAAGGATTAGATAGATATTACGGATTACTAGATATGGCACTTGCATTCGGTATCTTTAAGAAATCGTCTACAAGAGTGGAACTACCAAATGGTAAAACAGAATTTGGTAAGACAATCAACAACAATCCTACAAAATACTTTACTGAAGAAGTAATGACATTATTAGAGGACAAGGCACAGGAATATTTCAAGTATGGCGAGACTAGAGACGACAATACTCAAGAATCTGATTCAGAGTAATTCTTTTTCACGAAAAGTGCTTCCTTTCATTAAGGAAGAGTATTTCAACGAAATAGACGAACAGACTGTATTTAAAGAAGTATATTCATACTTTGAAAAATACAATAAATCCCCAACTGTAGAGGCACTTCTCATTAATTTAGACAATAGTACTACATTATCTGATAATATAGTGCAAGGGTCTAAGACAATTCTACAGAAAATGGGAACATCCGATGAAACTGCTGAAGAGTGGTTGGTAGACGAGACAGAGAAATGGTGCAAAGATAGAGCAATCTATATTGCAGTCATGGATTCTATCGAAGTGTTGGATGAAAAGTCTAAGAGGTCTAAAGGTGAGATACCCGAACTATTGAAAGATGCACTTTCCGTGTCCTTTGACACAAACATTGGACATGACCAAATTGAAGATTCAGATAGAAGATTTGAGTTTTATCATACGGAAGAAGAGAAGATTCCGTTTGACTTAGAATACTTCAACAAGATTACCAAAGGTGGTTTACCGAACAAGACTTTAAATATATGTCTTGCAGGAACTGGTGTTGGTAAGTCATTGTTCATGTGTCATATGGCTAGTGCAGGACTTCTGATGAACAAGAATGTTCTTTACATTACAATGGAAATGTCAGAAGAAAGAATTGCAGAGAGGATAGATGCGAATACATTGAATATTCCTATGAAAGATTTACCCGACTTATCTAAGAAACTCTTTGATAAGAAGATTGATAAGATTGCACAAAAGACTAAAGGTAAACTTATAATCAAAGAATATCCTACTGCATCTGCACATGTTGGACACTTTAGACATTTACTACAAGAGTTAGAAATGAAGAAAGATTTCAAACCCGATATGATTTTTATCGATTACCTTAACATCTGTGCCAGTGCAAGAGTTAAGCCAGGTGCTGGTGCAAACTCTTATACACTTATAAAATCTATTGCAGAAGAACTTAGAGGACTTGCAGTGGAGTTTGATGTACCTATTATGAGTGCAACTCAAACGACACGTAGTGGATATGGTTCAACAGATGTAGAACTTACGGATACTTCAGAGTCCT